CTGGAGAATCAATTTTAATTGGATTTTTTGTAAATACATCTCCGTTTGCACCTGTAAATTTTAATACCTGTGCTCTTGTTGGTGCAATAGTTACTGGAATTCCATTTTCCATAATTTTTGCTTTATTATAAAATGGAACTGTCATATTTTCTGAAACTGTTCTTGATTGTCTAAATGTAGAATTTATTGATAATCCCAAGTTACTTACTGTATAGTTTAAATTAAATAATCTAGATGTTGGACTTCCTACTTGATTCCATTCATAAACATGGTGAAGTGCTTTTGGATTAGATCTTGCTTCAACATCAACATATTGAGCAAGTGCTTGTATTACGCCTTTACCTAATTTATCAAGAAATATTTTTTTACCCTTTTGAACACCCTCTAAAAAACCAAAAGAATAGTTAACTATATTATTCATCTGCATTTCAAAACTCTTAGAGTTCATTGTGACTATCATTAATCACCTACCGTTTGATTCTCAGTTCTGCGCCATAGCATCTTATAATATTCTATGTTTCCAAATGGTCCAGTAAAAGGCTCTACGGTTGCTATTTCATAAATAGTTCCTCTGCCAGATCTGGCACCAGCAGTTTCTTTATATATAATTGAATCATCACTGCTTCTAATATTTGTAATTAATATATTTGTTATTGCATTATATGAATTATTAGATGATAGTCTTGGGTCGTTTTTTGTTCTTACAATGAGTTTATTCTCGTATTGCAAAAATGATTGAGGACTGACTTCTTCAGTTTGTAGTCTGCCTATTGCTGTTGCATTGCATATAATTGTTCTATCGTATACCCAGTCTTTTTTAGGCTGTCCATAGTCTCCTTGTTCAAGGATTGGAAAATATATATCTGCTTTCATTGGGTAAATGAAGTCTGTATTTTCGCATAACATTAAAGTATTCCGATTTTTGTAATTCTCTTAATGTAGTTTTCAAGTATCTTATCTACAAGCATATTTCCAGTGCCATTAAATAATGATTTATCAAATTGAATTCTAAATTGATCTGTATTGTATGAAGTTATATATCTCTTAAAATAATCTAACTTTCCACATTTTAAATCATCAATAAGAAGTTTTGTGGCATATTCAATATCTGGCGGAACTGCTCTGTATCCAATGTCTAAAATAAACAAAAAATCATCAGTTGTTGGGAATGCTACTCCACCACTTCCAATATATCCAAGATCTCCAGATGCAGCAGGTAGTCGTAGTGGAGCACCTTGTGTCCTATTGTATTCTGCATTTTCATCACGAATTATTGATGAGTTATCAAGGGTAACTCTATAAATGGCTGAGTTAGTTGTTGGATCTTCTGCCTCATAATCATAAACAAGTTGGTTGTTTTGATAAACCTTTAAAATTTTATTTAAGTCTTCCCATATTGGCAAATAGTCTGAACCAGAACCATTTATTTCAACAATGTGTTTACTATTGTAAAAACCATCAATAACAATAGAGTCAATTATTCTACGTGATATTAATTCAAGCATCTTATATTCTTCTATTTCTGACGCTGTAGTTCCTAGTTTTCTATAATCAACATATGGTCTAATAACATCTAAATTACTATCCATGACGATTGAGCCATTTAAGTCCAATACTCTGAATAAAAATATTCTATCAAACTGTGCTTTATCCTGAGTAACTAAATATGTTACTTGAGAATAAGAGTCTGAGGTTACATCTTGTGTCTCTATTGAGTGATCAACAAGGTCTTCAATATAAAGCGTATAAGCAGTATTTGGTAGTGGGACATCCCACTTTGTTTCAATTGGATATGGTGGTAATCGTAATACTTCCATTATTATTTACCGTAGTATGAGGCTACTTCTTCAGGCTGTGCAATTCTGACTGCCTTGCGAGTAATCCACTGTTCCGATGCCTCCTTTGAGACGATGTTATAACCTACTTTTAATTCTCCAAGTCCTACCCAATGGATATTTCTATCTGAATAAAGGGCTACCTTTTCAAGTGGTTCTTTTTTTTCTTTAACGTTTTCTGTTAATTCATTTGGAATAAAACTGGCAATTACTTCTAAAATTTGCAATTTAGTAGATACCCCAAATAGATCAATGTTATTTTTTTTAGCATAAGATTTTAGTTCCATTACGGTCTTTTTTGCTAATTCTTCTATTGTCACATAATCTCCTATATTCATTTGTAATTATACCAGAATATGACTAAGGGAGGACAGAAATTAATCTATCCTCCCTCAATCTGGGTGGTCAATGATTACGAATCAGTTGCGTCTGCATCTGCATAAGATACAGCGTCTAGTTCTTCCCATTGAATACCAAAGCGGACAAATACTGTGTATTCAATTGTATCCTTCTTTGGCTTGTATTCACGGTTTACAGTGATGTCTCTCTGGAATCCCCATACACGGTTTGCTGGGAATGTAAGATCTACATAACCTGCAGGGTAGTAAGGAACTTCAAGAACATCTACACCTAATACACGAGTTGTACGTGAGTTTCCAATTGTTTGTGCGTTTCCATCAAGATAGTCTTGACGGTTTGCTGGTGTTCCTGCTGTGCGAGTAGCAAATGCTTCTGCTACTGCGTCTGCAAGGGTACCGTTATTCTTAACAATTCCTTGGAAAGCATCTGTACCTGCATAGAACTTAAGATTGCTCTTAACTGCACGGTACTTACGTGGCATGGCAAGAATAATGCTTTGCATTGTTGCTGTTGTCCACTCGTTGTTTGCTACAGTAACTGCTGCTTCGTGAGCATCATTTGCTGCAACTTGATTTACCTGAGCAACGAAGCCAGGCATAATTGAAAGGAAGGCGTCTCCGCCTGATCCGATTCCATTAATCGCAAGATCTTCAATATCGTTAGCAAAAGCATTTGTCATCAAGCGAACTAGATGATCTTCAAGTGCTGCGCCTTCAATATTGTCTTCAAGTGATTCTGTAGAAACTTCCCAGTCAAGACGAATCTTTTTTGTTGTGAGTTCTACCTTAGAAAATGTAGCGCCAGCGTTGGTGTAATCTGGTGCACCCTGTGCTGCTGCACGGATAACACGCTCTCCAACATTGACCTTCTCAATTTCCATTGTATTTGCTCGCATAGTGACCTTACGGCCATCCTTGGCGAGAACTGTTGCATCCCACACGTAGTCAATAAAACGACGTGCTTGCTCAGGTAGTAGAATACCACCAGAGACTCCTGAAGGATTAACTGCGTTAGGTCCTGTAATAGAACCAAATGCTGCTGTTGCTGTGTTACCAAGCGCTGCTGCTGGACTTACGTTACCATCAGCGTTGCGTCCTGTTGCACCACCAACATCACCAGATACCAATGAGCCTTGGGAGTTAATTTCTGCTCCTGAGCCACCTGAACCTGGATAGTTTTTTTCTATATTTGTATTTTGTTCCGACATATTGTTCACCTCCTAGTGATATATACCTTAGTTAAATAGGTCGGTATTTGTGAGGAAACGACCGCCCCATAGGGATTTTTGAACCACTTGTGGTGATTCCTGCACGATCTCGCCTAGATCGCCAGACTTGCGGAAAGCGGTGTCTTGTTCTACAAGATCTACTCGCTTGCCAAACTCGTTAAAGTTACTCTTAATGCCATTAACATCAGATGTTACTGTATCAAGAGACTTTGTTACTGCTGCTACTTGCTCATTAAGAGACTTAATAGTTGCAGCAAGATCGCCAAAGGCATTAGTAAGAGAAGCATTAATTTCTGAAACTGCTTTAGCAACTTCTTCTTTAACTTCTGAAACGGCGTCAACCACTGCTTCTTCTGCTTTCTCTACTTCTACTGATGCTTCTTCAGCAACAGGAGAATCTGCACCACCGTCAACTATTTCAGATACAACTGCTTCTTCAGCAACTGCAACTTCTTCAATGACTGCAGGAGTCTCTAAAACTTCTGCTGGTTGTGCCTCTGGAGCAACCTCTGCATTTTCAACTACAGCGTCTACGGCTGTTTCTGTTGATTCTGTCATGGGATTTACCTCCTTAGTAATCTTAATTGTACTAATGCCTTTAGCACTATCAACTAAGAATTTTATCATTTCTGTATTTTCCTTATCGTTCTTTTCTACAAAACCTATATTTTGCATTTTATTTCCATTAGTTGGACTTACTGCTGATTCAGCGTCTGATACCATTACAATACCGCTTTCTGAATCCCAGAATACATTTTCAACCTCTGCTTTAGACAAATATCCAGTAACAACGTTTTGTCCATTTACCTTTTGAACAGATACAATATTGGCAAACTGATTTGCTGGATTATCAACTAAAGAAAGTTCATGTAGTTCATAATTCTTAATTACACGGATTGATTTATCCATTTTTTCATCATAGGCATCATCCCATGTTTTAATATTTCCACCGATTGAAAAACCAGTATAGGTTCCATCTAGAACCTTTTCCCATGCATCTTGTGCACCCTTTGAAACGTATGCAGACACATAAACTCCGCTATAAAACTTTTTGTCATTTGGATCAAAATATTTATCTTCTTTAAATGAAACAATTTTTCCAACTGCTGATGGTTGGTGCATTTCACGAAGGTTTCCACGGAAGTTTTTAAAAGCCTCAACGCTGGATTCTGTTGTTACAATGTCGCCTTGTTTATCTACGTTGTCAAGCGTTGCAAATCCTGACACCATACGGCGTTCAATATCTACTTTTCCAATGGGCATTGAGAGGCGAACATTGTCACCTTCAGTTACCCAATGAGCCTTATTTGTTAACATAACGTTACCATTATAGCATTTGTTTATAAGTTTTTCTCAACTATTGAGACGCTCTACCCTCACCCTTTGGATTGCGTCCAGATACTGTAGTTGTTGAATCAGAATTGTTATTTGTTCTTTGTGTATCTCTTGCCCTGTTACCTGCAAGATTTGCTGTAGCATCTGCTGCCTGTCTTGGAGACATAATAAATGGTTGGTCTCCATCTGCTCTTTGTGGTAAATCAAGTTTTTCACGAGCCTCATTTGGAGTCATAACCTGAGTTTTAACATATCTTTCAAGAATTTGTGATTGTGCTATTTCATCAGTTAATGTTAGTTCGTTAAATTTAAGTTCAAGTACATCAGTTTTTTCACGAATAATTTTATTTACAATTTTTTCAAGATGTTTTTGTGCTGGACGTGATACTTGTTCTTTAAATGTGCGATCTTGTGATAAGGCTGCTGCTGTTGCTCCAGAATCAGCACCGCCCAATTTAGACATTGGAACTTGATGTGCAATTAAAATATCATCACGATTTTGTTTACGATACTCTTTAAATGATCCGTCCTGTATACCATTTTCAATTGGTTCCATTTTAAACTCAACCTTATTAGTATCTGTATCGCCAGGAAGCGGTATGTATAACGTTCTATGGGATTGAGCCTTGAGTCCTGTTTGTAAAAATCTAAACATTTTATCTTCTGCATCCCCAGAAAGTTTTGCACCCTTTAGTGTAACAACATATCTTGGTACAGCCTTGTTTTCAAAGTAATCAATATTATATTGTGATGCAAGTTGATCTCCAATTAAGGATGGCATTGCTGCAATAATATCTGGAATTCCATAAAATGTATTTAATGGAGAATATTCTTTAAGATGAATAATTTCATTTGGACGTGGATCTGTTCCTATTGGATTTGGATTTTTTGCAGCAAAGTTTCTAAAGTAAACAACTTTTTGTCCAATAATTTGAGTGTATCCATCACGAAGACGGCGAACACGAACGGTAGTTGCTGGAATATGTCCAATATATCCAATTTCTCCAGCAACAGTTCTTCCTACTTCAATAAAACCATTTCCAGTTGCTTGAAGATCTGTATAAACTTTTTCCATTGTTTTTGTAAAACTATCATCGTCATTAAGATTTTCTAACCAATCACGTAGTTCAATCTTCATTCTTTCAATACGGCGACGAGCACGATCAACTGCTGCTTGGTCTTCATTGTTTTCAAAACGTAGCATTGTTCTATCTGTTACATCAAAACGATACCCTAGCCCAACAACATTTTCCACTTTTGCATCAATTGCAGCATGATTCGCAAATGATGTATCATAGTAGTTTGCTAATTCATACATATTGTATGGTGGTGTAATTACATCAAAAAGACCATATCCATTGCGATATACAGTTCCAGGATTAATTTGTTTTGATCCAGAATCAACTCCAGATGGAGTAACGTTTGCAGCATTTAGATATGCCTCATTGTCTTGCGGATTAACATATTTTGACATATTGCGAGTTGTTCTACGACGAAAATTTTGATCAAGGCCATCATAGTCTTTTAAGTTTTCCCAAGGTTTATTGAATGGGTCTTGAGATTTAAAAATATTTTCATCACGCTCTTGAGTATTTAATCCTGCACGTACGTATTCTTGATCAGCCATTTTCGTATGCATCTCTTCCATGTTTATCTAGTGTTTGTTGTGCTGCATGCCATGCCCCAAGGTCATTCATTGAAGGAATAAGTCCCGCATTGAGTCTTTCTTTTTGTTCTGAATATTCTTCTTCACTAATTCTATGTAGCCCTGGAACAAAAACTGCTTTGCCTTCTCCGTCATCACCATGTGATATGGCTGCGCTTCTAAGTTCAGAAATCTTTGAAAGATCTCCACGTTCAGCAGGTATATTTAAAATTGAACCTTCATCATCTGTAAACCACTTACCATTTGACTTTTTATAAACATAAAGACCCCAGTCGTAGTGCTTTTCAATGACCTTGCGACGTACATTCTTTACATAGGGTTTACCAGTTTTTGGGTTTATTAAGGATTCCATAACCATAAGTATAGCAGATTATACTGGTGTAGAGATGGTACTTGACCATTCCATCTCTGTATATACCTTTAGTTTTTCAGGCTGGTATATTAAACCTTCTCCATCATCAATAATTATTTTATTTGTTCCTATATATGTTTTATATATGTCTGATGGATTAATTCCATAGAACTGAGATGCTCCAACAACAAGCATTCCATCCCAAGTAAAGTTATTAAACCAGTATTGCCAATCAAATGTTGTCACTCCGTCTGTTAAAACCTTAAACCAAGGCCTAAATGTTCTGCTTTCAACCTCTTGTAAACTGCTTGCTTGATAATAAGCAATATTATTAAAAATGGCTGGGCCAGTGATATTAATACTGCCAAGATATGAGTCAAATGTTAATGGAGTCAAGAATGAAATACCAATGGTTGACCACTCTTTTATAGATAACACTGGCTCTCTAACTAAATTACCATTTAAATAAAATGAAAGACCGTTATA